TATTACTGCTCGTAACATTTGACCATTGCAGATCCAAGCATTAACTTGTACTTCATCTAGGTCATCTACTTCATCTGGAATATCCATACCAACTTGGCGAGCATACTCAGCGTCTATTACTCCCCAATACTCTAAAACTTCAAACTGTCCTGAACCAGCTTCATCAGAACGGTGATCATCCTTTAATTCTTGCTCGTAATCTTTTTCTTCGTAATTAGGCCCTAGCATTAAGGCTTCACGAATAGCGTCTTTGTTAAAATATGGCATTTTAGCCAACGAACGCAGCTTAGTGCGATTCATACGGTGGCGATGGAATACATATTCTGCTTCGTTTATGTTTGTAGCGTTTGGATCAGGGAAAAAATCCCAAATGCTGACAAACTCAATACGAGGAACGCGCACATCAATTGGAGAATATCTTCTAAGTCCTTCTTCATTTTCTTCCCAACGACTCAATGTCTTATTAAAGTTAAATGGGCCTTTTATGATGCCTGTTCCAAATAGAGCAGACTCAAAAAGAGCGTTGCGTATTTCACTAGCACCATTAGATTCTTCAATTTGATCATGAATAAGCTTCTCTAAACGTCTTGCAGCTTCTTTTGCTGGACTAACTTCCATTACTGCTGGGTTAGGACTAGGTCCATCTACAAGTTTGTCTGCTCCTTGTGCCTCAATAGAAATTTCGTCAAACTTTCCAGACCCGTAAGTAGCTCCGGGCTTTAATACTCTACCATCACCCTCAAAACCCACATCAAATGGATTATCTTTTTTCTCTTCCTTACCTTCAGGGTTTTCTTCTGCCGAAGTTTCAATACCGGGCAAAGGATTTTGAGGGTCTAAATGGGCATACTCGCTAATACCTTCTGGTATTTTAGTCTCTGAAATGCCAATAGGAAACTTGTTAGCTCCGAATATAACATCTACAAGCTGTCCAAAAGCTGCGAGGACTTTTGTCTTTGTTACTTTAACAAAAACTCTAGATTTTTCTGACTCTCTAAATCGTACATTTTTGTCGTATAAACCGCGATAATTGTGATATGCAGTTAACCAACGCTGTTCATCAATGTCTCTAGAGCTTTCAGCCTGTTCGTAACGATCCATAAGAAGACCAACAAAGTTATTACGCAAGGACTCTTCTAAAGTCAATTGCATACCTTGCTCGTCTTCTACTTGTTCAAAGTATAGACCGTTAGCTGTTAAGCTATTTTCATCTGACATATATTAATATCCGAAATCTGCATCTGCGGGTGTGTATGCTTGTTCCATACGTAAGTGCCGCATCTGTGCTAGTGGGTCATTTACTCTTGGCCTTGACATAATAAGATACCGTAAGGCATCGTATGCGTGGTCAGGCGCATGAGTATTGACATCTTCAGGATTGCTCTTATCCAGAGGAATACTTTGAAGCTCGCGTATCAGGCTAGGACAGCTACTGAAAATCTGTAATCTTGGTCGTCCGCTTGGCTGAAGCCTCAAGTATTCGTGGATTTGAATCTTACCCTGTATTCTGTTTTTATCTGCTCTACGCAGCTTATGGCCTTGTCTTACTAATGTTTCACCGACTGTAGGCCCTGTCGTTCCTGTTCTAGCCCAAGCTGCTGTGTCTAGTACACCTTGAACTGAAAAAGGATCTTCTAATTCCATTTCTGTGATCCTACGGCCTAGATCTTCGCCTGTAAGACCTTTCTGATATAACTCTCTATAAACAATAAGAGTACCGTCACTTGGGTCTATAGCAGCCCATATACAAGCTGACTCACTGGCGTAACCATAATCCACTCCTTTAACTCTATCCCAGTGAATCGGGAGTTGAAATGGCGGTATTACATGGTTTTCTAAACTAAATTCGGTAAAAGCCGCCCCCTCGTTAACGTCCCAATTACCTTCTAATAGTTGCTTGCGTTGCGTAGGGGGCAAAGCTTTAAGCATCTTCTCATAACGACCATCCGTTGCTAAGAAAGGATTATCTTCTAAACGAGCTGGTATAAACTTTCTCGTTAAACCATCTTTACCGATAAAGCTTGTATCAGGATCTGACGGCATTATGTATCTGTTTTTTACCCAGTGAGCACCTACGCCACCGGGGTTAGCGGTACAACGCATATAAGGCGTTATCTCACTGTCTGTTGTTCTTAGTCGTGAAGCTAAGTAGTTCCAAGAGAACTCTGTAGGTAAGTGAGTAATCTCATCAAAACCTATCCAACTATATGCTTGTCCCTGATAACGATATACGTCTGCATCACGCTCAAGGAAGCCAAACTCTATCTTAGCTCCTGAAGGGAAGTTCCAGAGCTTTTCTACTTCACGGTATTTACAACCGGGAAAAGCTTTCGGATATAATTCCCTTGACTTATCTATAAGCTCCCTAAGCTCTGGCATAGACCGTCTGATAATCAATGCCCTGTGTGCGGCTCTGTGAGCGTATCTAAGGGGATCTACGAGCATCGCATAGCTCTTACCACCTCCTGCTGCACCACCGTACAAGACATCCGTCTCTGCCGCTGCAAGGAACTCTGTCTGAGGCCCTTCGTTAGGGGCAAAGATCACATTCTCTTGTGCTTCTTCTCTAATAAGCTTAGGGAGCTTTTCTAGCTTATCATCTGTTATTACAGATCCTTTAGAAGATTTCTTATCACTTAGTTTTGATAATACTTCTTTAGAGTTTGATAAGACTGTTTGATGATTCTGTAACTTATTCCTTGCTTTTTGAATAAGCTTTTCTTTAGTCCTTATCGTTCTCTTAGCTTCGTTAGAGGCTTTAGTTTTACTATGGTAGTTGTATTGAGATTTAGATCCTACAGGTCTGCCTATTTTCTTTTTAGGTGTACCGTCTAGTTTTAATAGAAAGTTACCTTCAGCATCTGTACGATAATTATCTGGGTTAAGTTCCCAATCTTTCATTATCAACCATCTTCTTTAAACCTACGTGACTCAGCTTCCTGCCTGTTTTATGTTCAATCCAAGCAGAACCCTCTCTTAAACTTAATACTTTACTAGATACTAGCTTTTTAATTTCTAGTAAAACTTCTAGTTCTTCGGGTACTTCCTCTAAAGTTTTAGAGTCTTTAGAGGATATTCTATAGCCAAAAGGTATTGTAGAGCTTGTTCTACGCATCCTGCACAATTAGAGTTTCTTGTTTAGCAGGTAGTATAAATAAACCACCTTGTACGTTGTGTGTAACATCTACTCTATCTGTTTTGCCTAAACCTACACGATCTAAAATAGTCTGTGCAGCTTGTAATCTTACATTAGCTTGTGGTACCGGGTCTTCTGACTCCATAACCTTAACAAGCTTCAAAGCAGCCTTAGGAGCAGACCGTGCTAAAATAGTAGTGGCTAAGTCGATTATCTCTGTCTTTAATGATTGTGTCACTTGCCAGTGTGTATTAGGAGCATAACCTGCAATTTCTGCGGCCTTCTTTGGATCACCTCCTGCTTCAACTAGGTTGTCTAGAAATAGCTGTTGTTTTGTAGTTAATTCTTTATTCATAGTTAAGCAGTATAGTGTTCAAATGACAATATGTCAAGGTTTTTCTTGACAAATCAAGATTTAAACACTATACTAACCCTTGTCGTTGCCAAGGTTACATCACTTATATAGCCCTTTAAAGTCCCTTACTAACCGAACAACATCCTATAGCTTCCTGACACCATAACAGCCTTTTACTTTAAAGACTTTGAAGACCCGCCCCTAACTGGTTAACACTCCCAAATCTCCCAAGATGTTTAAGCAGTAGTATATATGGGGGGGTGGGGGCGTGGCCTCCTGCCTACCCCTTTAGAATCAATAGCTTACAAGCCTAGCAAGCCTTAAGCCCAACCTTTAAAGCCTCCCTAGTATATATAGCCTCACCGCGTCCCTATATAGGCTTTATGGATCTATAACGCGATCCTTTAAAGGCTTAAAAGCCTATCGAGCCTTTAAAGACTGACCGCTATATAGGCCTTTTTAGGCTTTAGAGTCTAGTTAACGCCGTGAGATAGACTTACAAGCCTTTAAAGTTTAATTTTTAAAGCCTTAAAACTTTATAGATTCCAGAGACTTAGCAGAATATATACCCCGATTATAAAAATAATATTAAAAACACTTGCAAGAATCCTAGAAAGTGTGCCTATAATAAAAACAGCGCGGGGCATAGGGTCTCGCGTATTATCAAAAAGGTATATTTTATGAGTAATTTGCAAACAGTAGTAATCAACGGTCGCAGTGTACAGATTGATTTTGATACACCGGCGACTTATAAACAGCTTCAGCATTTAGGAAGGATCGTTTCGGGTATTTTACCTAATCAAGCCGAAAAGCCTACGAGCGAACAATGGGCGCGATCACGTAAAGTCGCCGCAGCGATCTTAAGCTCTAACGATGGAAAATACCCCACCAAAGGATGGGTGCAAAAAATACTAGACTCTAAAACGCCTAAACTACCGGCGGCAATTGAAAAACTGATTATAGTAGACGCGCCCAAAGCTAAAAAGGCTAAGGCAAAACCAGAGGCTAAGGATTTGGATATGCGCGATATTATCGCCCTACTAAAGTCTCAAGGTTTGGATGTTGTCAAATCTATTGACTAATCTTAAAACTTTAAAAGTTTTAAAGGCCTCGCATCGCGGGGCTTTTTTTTGCCTGTAATATTTTAAAGCCTTTCTAAGCCTCCCTAAGCTATACCCTTACCCTTACCATTCCTAAAGTCTAAAAAGGCCTCAGAGAGCAAATTAGGGGCCTTTGCGGTGATCTTGTGGGATCTTGTAGGGCTTTGGGGATCTTGTAGGGCTTTGGGGATCTTGTAGGGCTTTGGGGATCTTGTAGGGCTTTGGGGATCTTATAAGGCTTTGGGGATCTTATAAGGCTTTGGGGATCTTATAAGGCTTTGGGGATCTTATAAGGCTTTGGGGATCTTATAAGGCTTTGGGATCTATATAGCCAAAAAGGCATATATAAAAATTTTAGGGCATTGTATATTGATTGGGACAAGCCGTTTATATACTTCTTTTATATATAATAACTCCTTATTATATATATACTTACGAGCGCTATATAATGCTGGATGTCCTAATATAAACTATAGTATATATTCTGGGACAAGCCGTTAATATATTATTTACTATAAGTATTGGGGTTGCGGTGTCGGTTTTGGTGTGCCACACTTTGTCCCGTTGGTCGCTCAAGACCTTTAAGTCTTAAAGGCTTTGAGTGTTAAATTTTCTGGATTTGGTACATGCTGTAGAGTTGAAAGACTATAGTGATGGCCCTGTAAAAAAATCCTCCACGTAGAGGTTAGGTTTTATAATTAATAGAGTTGCTCCTGTAAAATTATAAAGCGTGATTCAGAAAATTAATATCCTGAGTATGATATAAAACTACTCACCTACTAACTAAAGGAGTGTGATTATGTATATTAGCAAGCGTTCAATGTTAACTGGTGATGAGCATACTATGGATTTAAATGTTACCCCTAGACAAATAAAAGCTTGGCAGGAAGGTACATTAATACAAAATGC